GCCAAGGGGATGCTCGATGTCGTGAACAAGCGTCGTTACCAAGCTGGTGACGATTACGAGTTCAATCCCCAGACTGGAAACCCGGCATCCCACATCTACCAGCACCAGTATCCGTCCATCCCTGATTCAGCGATGAACATGATGATGCTCCAGAACCAGGAGGCAGAAGCGCTGACGGGCGTGAAAGCCTTCTCAGGCGGTCTCTCAGGCGAGACTTACGGTGAGGTAGCTGCTGGTATCCGAGGGATGCTAGATGCGGCCAGTAAGCGGGAAATGGGCATTCTGCGTCGACTGGCTCAGGGCATGGAAGAAATCGGTAGAAAAATCATTGCCATGAACAGTCAGTTCCTCAGCGATGAGGAAGTTGTTCAGGTCACAAACGAAGAATTCGTGAGGATCTCTCGGGACGATCTGGTTGGAGAGTTCAACCTGAAAGTGGACATCGCTACGGCCGAATTCGACGAAGCCAAAGCACAGGATCTTGGCTTCATGCTCCAGACTCTCGGGAACACTGTTCCCTTCGAGATCACGAAGAAGATCCTTATGGAGATTGCCCGTCTCAAGCGGATGCCGGAGCTGACAGAAGACATCAAACGGTTTGAGCCTGAACCAGATCCGTTGGAACAGAAGCTCAAAGAGCTCGAGATTGCCAAGGTTGAGGCTGAAATCATGCGCCTACAGGGGCAGGCCCAACTGGATCAGGCGAAGGTTCAAAGCGAGTTGGCTGATGCTCGGAGACTTGGATCTGAAGCTGATCTCAAGGATCTGGATTTCATTGAGCAAGAGACTGGAACCAAGCATCTGAGGGATCTGGATAAGCAGAAAGCTCAGGCTGAAGGGAACAAAGAGCTGGAGATTACGAAGCGTCTTCTCACTCCTGATGAGACTTCAGGCGCCAATAAGGCGAAAGAAGTCAGTGAAGCTTTGGGTTATCAGCAGCTAACCCGCTCATTGACTTGAAAAATGTGACAAGATTTAACATAACATTGATCGACAACCGAACCTGGAAGGGATGAAATGTCGGAAATCGAAGAAGTTGAACTGTCCATTACTCACGCTAAGGAGATAATCCAGAAGCGCGATATGGCCATGAAACTGAGCAATAATCGGGAATTCAAGAAACTGGTTCTCGAGGGCTACTTCAAAGAAGAAGCTGCTCGACTGGTGAGCATCAGCGGTGAAGAGAACTTCAAAGATCATCAAGATGACATCTTCGATGCGATCAAAGGCATCTCACATTTCCGCCAATATATGCAAAACATTGTCCGGAGGAGCTTCTGGACGAAATGCGGACAGTCGAGGGAGATGACTGATGGCAGACGAGCAGAAGCAAAAAGAACAGGCGCCTGAAAATCCTGAGACCCTGGAGGCGGACGAAACGTCTCAGGGCGTGGAGATGGATTTTGACTCCATGTCAGATGAGGAGTTTTTGAACCAAGCTTTCTCTGCTGAAGTGCAAGCTGGTCCTGATCCTGAAGAACCTACTCCCGACCGAAGTGGCGGCGTGTTGGAAGATCGTCTGGGTCCCCCACCCTCTCAAGAGGGTCAGCCTGAAGAACCTGGTGAGGCAGATGACGCCGAGCAAAAGCCTGAGGAAGCGTCTCAAGAAGAAAGCGGAGAAGCTGAGCCAAAGAAAGAGGCTGATCCGGTCGATGCGCAAAAGGCAAAAAGCGGAAATGAAAAGGCTGACGGAGACGTTGAACCGGGAACGGTAAAAGACTCTTCTGAGCAAACCACACCAAAGCAAAGCAAGGAATCCGGGGAAGAAAAAACCTCGGAGGAAACTGCTGAAGCTCCCGATTACGAGAACCTCTACAAGCAGATTATGGCTCCGTTCAAAGCGAACGGGCGTGAATTTGCTCCCGCGTCTCCCGAAGAAGTGGTTCGTCTCATGCAGATGGGAGCGAACTACACCAAGAAGATGCAGGCTCTGAAGCCGAACCTGCGGCTGATGAGGATGCTCGAGAACAACAATCTCCTCGATGAGGAGAAGATCAACTTCTTGATTGATCTGGATCAGAAGAATCCAGAAGCCATCACGAAGTTACTGCAAGATGGTAAGATCGATCCACTGGATCTCGATACTACCAAGGAATCCAATTACCAGCCGAGCAATCAGAAAGTGTCTGATGCCGAGATGGCTTTCCAGGACGTGGTCACGGACGTTGGTTCCACTGATCAGGGCCGAGAAACCATTCGCCATGTAAATGACACTTGGGATCATGCGAGTAAGCAGGTAATATACCAGGAACCTCAGGTTCTGGCGATTATTCACGAACAGCGAGCAAATGGCATCTATGACCAAATCTCCGCTGAAATCGATCGCCAGAGGACCTTGGGTAATCTGGAAAATGTCCCGTTCATCCAGGCATACAAGATGGTCGGGGATCGACTCCAAGCCGAAGGCAAGTTCGGACAAGTAGCACAGTCTCAAGGGCAGCAAACTCAGCAACAGCCCCAGACCACTGCTCAAAGTCCCCAGACTCAGCGCCAGGTATTGGAAACTCGACCCGAGACACGTCGTAAGCCCATGACCAATGGAGACAAAGCCAAGGCAGCCTCACCGGCGCCTACGGCCCCGAAATCCAAGCGACAGGAGTTTGACCCATTCGCAATGTCGGATGAGGAAATTCTGTCCATCACTACAAACCGCTTCTGAAGTGGAGTGAGTCATGGCTCATCTTTATAACGACCCGAACGGGTCTCCTTCGACGATCGAAGGTGCCGGTTCGTCCCAAATGAATACCTTCTTCTGGCAGCGCCGTGCGCTGATCGAAGCTCAGAAGGAGATGTATTTCACCCCGCTCGCAGACGTGACTGCTATGCCGAAGCACTACGGCAAAGAGATCCGCGTCTACCACTACATCCCGCTGCTCGATGACCGTAACGTCAACGATCAGGGTATCGATGCAGCAGGCGTGACCATTGCATCGACCGAGTGGTTCGTCACCTACCCGTCGGCAACGCTTGCTGTTGCGAATGCTTCGGCTGCCGGTGCGGAAACCGCGATCAACGACAACGTGGGCGCTACCCTCGTGGCTGCGGCTGGTGCGGCTGACTCGGCTGGGACTGGTTTCACGACCATTACCCTGACGGGTAACCTGACGGCCAAATACCTGAACACGACCAAGAAGGATGCAGTCCTTGCATTCGATCTCGGTGCAGTGGCAGTGGCCGGCAACGGTAACCTCTACGGTTCGTCCAAAGACATCGGTACGATCACGGGCAAGCTCCCGACGCTGACCGAAGTCGGTGGTCGAGTGAACCGCGTTGGTTTCACTCGTATCATGCGGACGGGTTCGATCACCAAGTTCGGTTTCTTCACCGAGTTCACCCAGGAATCCCTGGACTTCGACTCGGACGAAGAGCTGTACATGCACCTCAGCCGCGAGCTGGTTACGGGTGCAACCCAGCTGACGGAAGCAGTCCTCCAGAAGGACCTTCTCGCCGCAGCAGGTGTGGTGGTCTATGCCGGTGCAGCGACCGAGGATTCGGAAATCACGGGTGAAGGTGGCACGCCTTCGGTTGTCGACTATGACGACCTGATGCGTCTCGCTCGGATCCTGAACGACAACCGGACTCCGAAGCAGACCAAGATCATCGCTGGTTCGCGCATGATCGACACGAAGACGATCAACTCCGGTCGTGTTCTCTACATCGGTTCGGAACTCGAATCGGTCGTGAAGGGCATGACGGATCTGTTCTCGAACGAGGCCTTCATTCCGGCGCACAAGTACGCCAATGCAGGCACGATCATGAACGGTGAGATCGGCTCGATCGACCAGTTCCGGATTGTCGTGGTTCCCGAGATGCTTCACTGGGCCGGCGCTGGCGCAGAAGAGTCTTCGAACCCTGGCTACGAAGCTGAGAACGGTCACTACAGCGTCTTCCCGATGCTCTGCGTTGGTGATGGCTCGTTCACGACCATCGGCTTCCAGACTGGCGGTAAGATGATGAAGTTCAAGATCACCACGAAGATGCCCGGTAAGGAAACTGCCGACCGGACGGATCCGTATGGTGAGACGGGCTTCAGCTCGATCAAGTGGTACTACGGCACGATGATCCTTCGTCCCGAACGTATCGGCCTGATCAAGACCGTCGCCAAGGTCTGATCCTAACCATTGACCAGGGGGACTTCGGTTCCCCTGGTTCTCTTCACACAAGGGAAATGAGATGAACGACAAAGTTCAAAACGATCAAGCGGATGGGGGTGAAAACCCGATCGACGAGCTCTCGGTTTTGAAAGCCCGTGCCGATCAGATGGGAATTAAGTATTCCCCCAAGATTGGTGTCGACGCTCTTCGCGCGAAAGTGAATGACGCTCTCAACCCTCCCAAAGAGGAGGAGGTTGAAGAGACGAAGGAGCTTTCTGAGCGCGAAAAGGAACAAAAGATTCGAGCTGACATGCGAGACTCAGAGCTTGCGTTGGTTCGTCTCAGGATCACCAACCTGAATCCCCAGAAGAAAGATCTTCACGGGGAGATCTTCACTGTCGCTAACAAGTATGTGGGCATCGTGAAGAAGTACGTTCCTTACGGGGAAGCCACTGAAAATGGCTACCACGTTCCGAACATCATCTACAAACAGCTGAAAGCCCGGAAGTTCTTGAACATTAGGACTCGTCCCGATCGCACGACGGGGAACATTGCCGTTGAGCAAACCTGGGCTCCCGAGTTTGCTCTCGAAGTGCTTCCTCCGCTGACGGATAAAGAACTGGCAGAGCTCGCAAAGATGCAGGCTGCCAAAGCTGGCGCCTGATAGCTGGCTAACTTGAGAGGTGGACCATGTCGGTAGACGGCAACTCTAACTTCAATGCCGATGGTCTGGCAGGGACCCTCTTTTCAAACCTGACGGCGGGGACGGACTTTACCATCCCCACCGTCGACTTCTCTGGCTCGGCATATGCTTTTCCGCCTGAGCTGGATAACCCGCTCTACGCCGACGTCATTCGTCTCACAGAATCTGACCTGACCTCCAGAACTGTCGGTGGAACGGGTCTCTTTGATGGCTTGATGTCGGCTATCAATGCTCACCTCGATGAGCAGTATTCCCAGAACCGGATCACTGGGGAAGAATACTCCAAGGCTTATGTGCAGCTGACCCAAGCAGCCATGGGCAATGCTGTTCAGTATCTACTGAACCGGGACTCGACCTTCTACCAGGCTCAACTGGCTCAGAGCCAAGCTCGAGCGGCTGAAATACAGGCTATTACAGAACGTGTACGTCTTGAGATCGCCAAGGTAGAACTGGTGGGTCAGAGAGCACAGGCTTACTCGCTTCAGGCAGAATACGCTCTCAACAAGATGCGCCTGTCGAGCGAGGATGCGAACTACGTTCTTACCCTGGCTCAGAAAGATCGTCTGGATTACGAAGTGACTTCTCTTCTTCCAGCCCAGGTTGTCAACCTTGGTAAAGAAGGGTCTCGTATCGATGCAGAGTCTGCCCTGGTCACGTCGAACAAGTCCAAGGTGGATTACGAAGTTGGGTCTCTCCTGCCTGCTGAGGTGACACGGATTGGTGCTCAGACCTCGCAGCTTGGTGCCGAGACCAATCTGGTGAACGCACAAGAGCTCAAGACGGAATACGAAACTGCGAACATTCTCCCGGCTGAAGCTTCGAGGATTGCAGCTCAGACGTCGAATCTTTCAGCTGAAACTGCTCTGGCTGCTGAGCGTCTCACGCAGATGCAGTACGACACTCTGAACATCAAGCCCCAAGAACTTGCGAAGATCACAGCTGAGGTGGCTGGTATCGAAGCTGAGACAGCTCTCACCCAGGCACAGGATGCGAAGATCGATCTCGAGGTGAGCTCGCTCATCCCGGCAGAGGTGAGTCGCATCAATGCTCAGAAGCTCGCCATCGACGCAGAAGCTGCCCTGACAGCAGCCCAAGATGCCAAGGTCGACTATGAAGTCAGCACGTTGTTGCCGGCTGAAGTTGCACGTTTGGGTGCTCAGACTTCGAACATCACAGCAGAGACTTCGATTGCTGCTGAGAAGCTCACTCAGATGCAGTATGAGACGCTCAACATTCAGCCTGAGACATTGGCTAAGATCCAGGCAGAGGTTGCCAACATCGGCGCAGAGACGGCTCTGACAAATGCTCAGGAACTCCAGGTCGAGTACCAGACGGCTAACCTACTCCCGGCAACACTGTCAAAGACCAATGCTGAGATCACCAACATCGGTGCAGATACCTCTAGGGTTACGGCACAGAAGGATCAGGTGCTCTACGAGACGGCAAACGTATTGCCTGCTCAGAAGCTCAAGATCGACGCTGACACGGCTCTGGTAGATTACCAGAGAACCAGTGAAGCACCTGCTCGTACGGCAAACGTCACAGCCGATACGGTGGGCAAGACCTACAACAATGACTTCATCCTACCGGCACAGCTTGAAAGCATCCAGGAGCAGACAGAAGCTCATCGTGGTAAAACGATGGATACCCGGACGGATGGCCTCACAGCGATCACTGGCGCCATCGGCAAACAGAAAGAGCTCTATCAGCAGCAGATCGACAGCTACAAGCGTGACGCTGAGAGCAAGGTTGCCAAGATGCTCGTGGATACCTGGATCACTCAAAAGTCCATCAACGAGGCTCTTCCCGCGCCGGCAGAATTCACGGATGCCACTATCAACACCGTGCTCAACAAGCTGCGGACGAACCTGTCTCTCACCTAAGGAGATGAGATGGGCAAATACAAAACAGCTGTAGCGGCAACGACCTACAACTTGGCCGGGGATGTTGATCTCCGGCCAAACATTCTTAAAAGCTTGGTCCTGAACAAAACCCTGAGCGGGACAGAAGGAGGTCTGGGTAAGACTCTCCTCGAAGGATTGTCAGGTACGCTTACTGGCGATCGAAGGTTCTACCGCAACAACTTCACCAGCTATCCCTACCGGATCAATGTCTCGAGCATCGTGACCGGGACTGATTTGGATCCCACGGTGATCTACCCCCAGGTTAGAACCATTCTAGGTCTGACACTTGAGCAAGAGCTCAAGATCGAGTTTGCAGATATCGACAACGTGAACCTGGGTTACTTTGTTGAAGACTGGTTGAGAGCCAATAGGCCTGATCTGCTCGCTACGAACTGGGAACCAGACTTGGATGATGTCACTAATGAAGTGATTATCACTCCAGAAGCCGAAGCTGATATCAGATTTGCAGCTCCCGCAGACCTTCTCTGGGTTGCCGAATCGACGGATAGAAGGCTCCTCTACATCGTCCATAGGGTTGGAACCAGGGACCCGAATACCCTGCTCTACAACTACACTGGATCAACTCTTCTGACTTACCGCATGGAGTCAGGCAACGTAGCGTTGGATGCCTTGGATGGCTTCAACGTCAACATGTCGGACTTCTTTCCGATCATCCCTATTCGAGTGAACAATACCTGGGTGGATGATCCATCTTTTGAAGCGACCTATTCTGACATCGTTGGAGCTTATCGAGATCTTACTGGTTCAGCGAGAATTGAGAACCTGCTGGCTGATCTCCAGGGAAACACGGATGTCGAGAATGATGTCGATCATGTCTACATCGTGAAGGGTGTAGATCTGACGACTCCAGAAAATGTCGGAAAGCAGTACCTCTATGAGTTTTTCAAGTATCTGGGCACTTTGGCTCCTCAGAGTGATCAGATCATCTTGGACAACTTTGTTAGCAACCAGGATTTCTCCAACGAGAGCTATACGAACTACAGCAACATCACTAACACGTTTGATGATCCAAACTACGGGGAGCTTCTCGCAGATAACCAGGTTCTGAGTGAGTACCCTCCTGTGAAAGAACTGATCCTAGAACCGGCCACTGATGCCTGGTTCAAGTACAGGATCACCTGGAGCTCTATTGATGAGCGAGAGTATGTTGGGAACTTCAACTACTATCTTGTCACGCCTAATCCAGAAGATGCAGTGACAGGTGAGTACGCCGTTGCTCCGGGGACTGCTGTTAAAACCTACCCCACGCTGAACGGGACGCCCGTAGAGCAGGACATCGAAAGCCTGTTCATCTTCCACCAGTATGAAAAATACAGGTTTCGTCGCATCAAAGTGACGAATCCGATTCACTACAACTACGCCTACAAAACCAAAGCTGTCATAACCAATCTGGCAGACGCTTTTGCCGAAGAGTCAGATCAATCAGGATTCATTGTCCCCCTGCACTACCCGACATGGAAAACGATTCCGTTTTCTAAGAGAGCACAGTTGGTGACCTCGAGCAGCTACCTGGTTCTGAATTCCTACAAGCGGAAGAAAATTCCTTGGTACGCTAGAGGCTTCTTCAAGATCCTTCTGGTTATCGTCATCATTGTTGTCGTGGTGGTGAATCCAAGCGCCTTTGCGAGTGCAACTGGTCTCCTGGGAAGCAATGCAGCCGTGGGAGCAGCGATCGGTCTTACAGGTGCAGCCGCTGTCGTAGGCGGGGCAATCGCCAACTACATCGCAGCCATGATCGTGAGCCAAGTGATCTCCATGGGCGCCACAGAGATCTTTGGAGAGAAACTGGGAGCGATAGTTGGAACCATAGCTTTGCTGGTAACTGGGCAAGGTATGCAAAGCTGGGTGGAGACCGGAACCTTCAGTATTGATTGGAACTCCTGGCTACGTGCTGAGAACCTTCTTCAGCTGACTAATGCAGTTGGAGATGCATACACGAACTATCTGGCTCTCGACACGGCCGAGATCTACGAAAAGATGGGAGAGCTGGAGAATGAGTATGCGGATCAGTTTGCGGAAGTGGAAAGACGCACTCGTGAAATTCTAGGCATGACGTCGCAAGAAATTGATCCTATGATACTCACTGAAGCTTCGGAATACTTCGGAGAAAGCAGCGAACTGTTCCTGTCCAGAACTCTACTGACAGGCACTGAGATCAGCGAACTAAGTTTCGCTATGATCCATGACTTCGCCAGCATCTCTCTCGAACTTCCTCTCAGCACTTAATCCTGCATCGCCATAGAGTCGTTCTCACGGGAGGATAGCATGGCACGTTACAACTTCTCGGGTCTTCCGTCTGGTTTGCCCCTTTGGCATGAAAACGATTTCGCGTCGTCTCTTGGTTCCTTTGGAATGCCGACGACAGCGCTAGAAACAGGTATGCCGGCAAGCGTTGTTCGTGAGAACAGCAGTGTAGGATCGGGGAGTGGATCGTCTCTCGATACATCCACAGTCGGTGCTCCGAATGCGGACTGGGCTAAGAGAAATGCCTTCGGTCAGATGTTCTACAACCGGGATGACAACACCTTCAGTTGGGATGCTCTCGGGGATGCCATGGATGTACTGGGTGGACTGGGGAACCTCTACTTCGGGATGCAGGCAAACAGTCTCGCCAAGAAGCAATACGGACTTCAGAAGCGAGCATTCGAGACGAACCTGGCGAACCAGATCAAATCTTACAACATGGCTCTCGACGGCCGGATGAGAGCACAAGGTGTTCAGACGGGAGCAGATCCAGAATCAACGGAAGAATACATCCGCAAGTGGAGCCTTTGAGGAGCTGATACATGGCACGCATCACTTGGCAAAACGTTACAGCACCTGACATCTCTGACTCGTCGAGTTCGCAGAGAGCAGCAGCTCTTATGCTTTCGAATGCTGCCGGCAACTTCGGTTCTGCATTCAGGAATATGCAAGATCGTCGGGACAACGAAGTGTCCGCTGGAGCGATCGAAGCAGCCATGGGTGTCAGAGATCTCGAAGCCTGGGATCGGATCATGGCTGACCAAGGTCTCGGCGCCTTTGGAACTGTCAGTCGCATGTCTCCGGAAGCCATGCAGATGCTGGCTGGTCGTCGTGGCCAACTGGTTCAAAAGAAAGCTGCGGAAGATGCTCAGGCTCGGGCAGCCTTTGAGCAGCAAGCAGATCAGGCTGCTTTCGACCTGATGCAGAACACCTACTCCGAAGAAGGATATCGCAGAGCTGTGATGTCCAACTTCGAAGACAATCCTGACATGGCTCGTGCCCTGATGGATCGGTATAACTCCGAAGGTCTCTACGGAGTAGATCCTTCTTTCTCGTTCCGGCCTGAAACTCAGACCAACCTCGATGTATTGGATCAAGGTCTTCGGGAAAGGAACCGTGCTCTTAATCTCGAGCGCGGTGGTGACATTGGTTACCGTACTCTTCAGATTCTGGATGAAGCTCCGACGGGGACTGGAGCAAATGCTCTGGATCGTATGCGGAACCGGGTGATTAACGACACACAGCTGGAAGCTGACGGAGAAGAAATTGATAAACTCTTCTCTGAAGACGGTGGCCGTGTCACCAAGATCTTCAATGAGCTTTTGGAGAAGAATCCTGGCTTGCCTCCTGAGCTGGTTGCCAGCGCCATGGAAGCTTCGTTTGAAGGCGATGGTTGGGTATTCAGTGGAGACAAGGTTCAGACAAATACCAGGCGTGCCAATGACATCCTGAAGAACTTCTCGGATGAGACTCGCTTTGCTGCGCTCAATCAAAATGCTGAAACCTACGCTGCTCGAGAGCGTGAGTTGAATGGCATCCGCCAGCGTCGGGATGATCTGGTTCGTCGAATCCAGGTAGGTACAAGCCGTGGAACTGAACGGGGTATGGCAGACGCTGCACAAGCTCGTCAGGAGCTTATCAGCCTGGTTGGAAGCTTTGCTCCTGATACTCCTGAGGCAGCTGTTGCTCGAGGTGCTGATGTTCCAGAGTTCAGTGGTGAATACCCGAGCCAAGGTCCCGCTACTCGTGGTTCTCAGCGTCCTGATCAAAACTCGGGAAGCATCCAGTTCCCTGATCCTATTCCCGTGGACCCAACTCTAGAGCCCTACGAGTCTATGTTGCTGGGGACCAATAACTTCGGTGATGCTCTCCGACGCTTGGCGTTTCCAAATGCCGCCTATGACAATGAAAGCGGGCAGTTTTTGGATGGTCCCTTTGCCAACAGAGATGGTTCTGGTGCTCCTGCACAGACTACGGACTCTGCTCCCAGAAGAGGCAATCGGCCGCAACTTTCAGTTCCTGCCACTCCGTCGAGCATTCCTGAGCCGGCACAGATTAACCTCGAAGCTGCTCAAGCCAATCCCCTGGATACTCTGAGTGCTCTGGGTGAAAGCCTTGGCGTTGGACCCAAAACTGTGGACTCTGCTCGTACTGCCGTGGAAGCGCTGACAACTGGGACGGATCCCAACACTCGTCGGCCGCTGACAGATGGCAAACGTAAAGAGTATCGAGACAGGGTGTGGAAGCTGATCGATGAAGCTCGAGAAAAGGGCAAAGACGTCGACAGCGATGCAGTGCGTGATCTTCTCAATTGGCCCGAACGGTGGCTGAACTTCTAACTCAGGGTCTGAGATGGAATACTCCTCGCTGAAGACGTACCGGATTGGTTCGCCTATCACCTTCCCTGAAAGATCTGCTGCGAAGAAAGAGTATCTGGAGCTGACGTCTCGTCAGAAACAGGCTCTCTATGGTAGTGATCTTGAACGTCGTGCCATTGCTACGGCCCAAATGAATGGGAACGATCTGGGTCAACAACCTGACGTTCGGGAACTTACAGAACTCGATCCTCTGGAATTTGCGGCCAAGTATGGTCCTGAAGCGGCTGTAGCAAGAAACGTCTACGGTAAAGCTTACCAGGATCTTGCAACGCTTCTGGATAGAGAACGTCCCCGTTCAGATGTCATCAAGGACTCGGCAATCGATGCTGGTCTGGCTGTTACCAATGTCTTGGGATCTACTGCTGCTCTGGGAACTCTGGTTGGAGACAAGCTCCTCAGTGCTCCCGCCGATTTAATCAATACGGTAGCTGGTGAAGAAGTCATCCAGCCTCCTGAACCTCTTACTCCGTTTGTGAGTCAGGGACTTCAGTGGATCAACGAACAAGGCAGATCAAATCAGTCTCAACTGATGCAAGAGCGTCGGGCTCAGGTGGAACTAGCCAAAGACTTGGACCGCCAAGACCGAGAAGCTGAGTTTGGTGAAGGCAAGGGTGTTCTCAACTGGCTCAAGAAGCAAGGTGATGCGTTCTACGATACGATCGAGAACACTCTTGAAGACCCAATCATCACTGGTTCGATTGTTCCTGAGGGGATTGCTTCGGTTGCAGGCTTTGCTGGCCTCATTCGAACTGCCGGCCGTCGAGCTGTGATCGCTGAACTGAGAGCTGCCGGCAAATCCAACAAAGAGATCTCAGACTACCTTAAGACAAAGGCTGGCAGAGAAGCTGTAGATGCGGCTGCTCAACGTGCAGCTCCTGCGGTCATTGGTGCAGCTGAAGGTGGGTCTGCCCTCACCCAAACTCAGCAAGAAATCCTGTCCATGCCAGAAGCAGAACTGGCTAAAAGTGAGATCTACCAAGGATACATTGATGCTGGCATGAAGCCTGATCAGGCTCGCGAAGAGATGGCGATGAACCAAGGCACCATTGCTGCCATCTCTGCCATTCCTGGAGCTGTAGTTGCTGGTAAGATCGCTGCTCCATTTGCTGCCAATCCTCTCCGCACCCGTGGATCTGGAACCATTGGATCCTCGATCGCTGGAGGTGCTCGGAATACCGCAGCAGAGACTGTTGAGGAAACTCTTCAAGAAGCGAATACCCAACTGGCCAGCAACATCGGTCTCCGTTCTGGAGATATCGATGTAGCCCTTGATGAGGGTGTGGCTGAAGCAGGTGCTATAGGCGCCTTGGGAGGCGCTCTGAGCGCCGGTCCCTTACAGGTCCCTGGGGTAGCCTTCGGAACCACTGCTGAGGCTCTGAGGAGCGCTGGACGAGCTGCCAGCAATGTTCTCTCAGCGAGAGATGCTCAGCTGGATCAACAAGCTGATGATGTCAGTGCTGTAGGGACAGCTGCACGAACGGAAGCCGCTGAAACAGCTGCGGCTGCTGGAGCTGCTTTGTTGGATTCGGTCACACCAAACCAAACCACAGAAGAAGCCGAAGAAGCCCCTGCCCCCAGTGCTCTGACCCAGTCAGTGCAGAATGCTTTGTTCCTGGATGAAGCTGAAGCAACGTCTCCTCTTTACGAAGGAACGCCCAGAACCGACACGGGACAGATTTCTCGTTTCGCTGCAATGGAGACAGCGTCCCAAATTCTGGATTTGGAAGACGTAAGTACAGATGCCAAGCTGATTTCTGCTGCCAGCATCATCTCCGACTTCAACAGCGTCAGAAGCGTGGCCTCGACCGAAGCGACAGCGGAGGTCGAGAGCCTTGCGCCTGACGCGGTAGAGAGACAAGCATACACTCAACTCGTTGACTCCATCAGCACTTTCGAGAGTTCGGGTATTCTCGAAAAGGCTCAGGAATATCTGAAGAATGTTAGCGCTGAAGACGTTGCAAAGATCATCGACTTTAGCGTCCTTCAAGACGAGACGATCCCCGAAGCTGATAGGGCTGGTCTGGAGCAGATCATTGCTGCCATCGCTCAGGTGAATCCTGAAGCGGTGCCTCAGAACCAGTATGACACGGTTCTGAACCAAACAACGGGACTGAACCAAGACAACAGTATTCTTCGGAAGAGCTTGGCTATGGCCAAGAAACTTGCGGAGATCTTCACACGAACCAGTGAAGAAAAAGCCCAGCTTGAAGAAGTCGAAGTCTCCCCAGGCGTTAAATACCGGACTAAGGATATGGTCCGTGATGATATTCTGGTTGGGGAGAACTTTTTCAACAAGCTCCCCGGTATCACGAGACATCGTCAGCAAATCTTGGATGCGTTCTCATCTGGTCAGACTGTTGAGGCGACGGACTATCTCCTGTTTCTCCGAAAGTTTGCTCAGTCTCAACTGAACAAGCTGGGAGCTTTCAATGAAGCAGCTCGGACTGGGGTAACGAGCGAAGAGAACGGTCTCAGCTATCAGGCTGTGAATCCGTCTGGTCAGTTCTTCGACATCAAGGAAGCTGACCAAGGCTACCGTCTTGAGGAGGGCGCCTGGTTTAACCCTGCCGTCCCCAACAGTGTGGCCCTGGCTCGGGAAGTTGAGATTGATGCTCGAGCAGTCGTCGACACCTACAACACGATATACGCTGAACTGGTTGACTCTCTGGGTCTCCAAAACAATAAAAACTTTGCTCCTCTCTCGATGGAGCCTTTGGCTGCCGAGATCTCCGAAGCAGTCTCTGCGCCGATCGAAGGTGAACCCGATGGTTCCAAGCCTGAACGGCGTATTCGCAAAGATGCCCGTGGACCTGTCGGCCGGCAGTCTCTGATCGATGAGACTGACACGTTTGACTCGGATGGGAACACTGTCCCCAACAGAGTTTTGGTGGGTGATCCTGACCTTCCAAAACGTCTGAAAAACCTCAGGCAATTTCCTCTTGAAGGGCCAGTCACGGAATCTGAGCTCAAGTATGCAGAACGCATTCAGAAGCCTGCAAAACCAGAACAAAAAAGACCTGAGACGTTAAAGGAATTCGTCACTCAGCAGGGTGGTTTCTGGCTCGAAGATGCGAACATTGGAGAGGCTCGTGCTCTGGGATACCGGAGACCCGGATTCTTCAAGCGAGAACGCCTGAGAACGACAAGCAGCGGTCTGAGCGATAATAAGGGTGGCCGTACCTCCGACGAACTGACTGAGGCTGCCATCGAAGCTGGCTTCCTTCCCGCTGGTTCCACGATCAGTGATCTGTTCACAGCCCTGGATGAAGACATCAGAGGAAATTCCGTGGTTCGGGAGAGTGATCTGGGTCTCCAGCAGGAGTGGGATGTCTATGACAATCCTGAAATCCAAAACCCTGAGACTGTGGCTCTCGCTGAACGTGAAAAGCGTCGTGCAGCTTGGGCAGCTGTAGGCGCCCTGCCCCAGCCTCGAGCACCGAGACAAGAGACCCAACAAACCCAACGAACCCAACAAAACCAAGAAACAGCGAGGACGGATGACTCAAGGACTCGAGAAACCGAGCAACAAGCCCCTGTCGCAGAAACGCAAGAAGAAGCGCCAGCAGCAGAAGATCAGGTTTCGAGCGAAGAAGTCATTGAATCAGCAGAGCCAGATACAACTCTCGATGTCCTCAGTGAAGACGACACCCTTGTAGAAGTCGAGGAAGCTCGGCCTTCCGAAGAGACTTCCGCTGGTCAAGCGGAAGTCGATGAGAAGGGGCCTGAGCGGTCTCCACCTCCTGCTGTTGCTTGGTTGGAGTCTTTAAAGAAGTTGGCATTCGGTGCGATGGAAGGTGTGAACTACTTCCTGAAGGCATTTAAGGCTCGTAGCGAGGGATCTACGCTTACTGCTCATGAGGATCCTGCCCAGTTTGTTTTGGAAAACATCGACAACCTCGTGACAGACCAGAATGGTCTGTCCCGTGAGCTGAATGATGCTGAAAAGCGTGTGGTTAAGCAGCTGGTGTCTCAAGGAGCTTCCAGCTTTGCCCAGCAACTGACCCAGGCTTTTATCCAGACGATGAAACAGAAAGGTTGGGAAAAGAAGCTGGATATAATGCTCAGCTTCCCAGAAGCCCAGATCGCCAACTTCATGGTGAAGGGGGAGAACGGTAAGACTCAACTCGATCGTCGAGTAGCTCAAGCCACGTACATGGCAATCAACGAGTGGATGTTTGAGACAGCCTTCAAGGGCCGTCCTTACATGGATGACGAAGCTGTTTCGAAAGCCTTGGGTCGTGGACGGTTTGGAACTGTTTCGGCCGAGGATCGAAAAGCAGTCCAAAGCGGCTTGAACCAACAGACAGCTATCAACGAAATCGCTCGAAAGATTGAGACCCTGCTGGGTGTTGAGCCTACGAACAAGATCAGTGCTACACGGTCTCAGGGTATCTTTCGGCACATGGCTGCCAATGCCCTGATGATTGCTGAGAAGAACGGGGTAGTACGTCGGAATGATCCTTATAAATACACCAATGGGAAAGGTGAGCAGAAATCCTTCGTGACGTTGAACCTGGATCCCAAGTTTGTTGGTGATCCCTCTAAAGGACAAAAGCCTTCGGGTGTCGTGAAAACGATGAAGGCTATGCCCGATGTCTTCACGAGGATATTCACATCAGGTCACAGCAAAGCCCGGTTCGTTGGTTCACCTCCTGAATCGATAAGCAGAACCCAGCTGGGGAACCGGCTGGCTAAACTCTCCAAGTGGGAGCTGTATGTCGTAGAACGGCTTCAGCAAACGCGGTTCACGATTAACAGTCCGATGGTTGATCTGATCGAGGCTCTGGGGGATGACGTCTACATGCGTTTGATGGGGTATCAAGACATCCCCAAGACCATGAACAAAGTTGATGCAGCCAGCCAAGAGGGTAAGAACACTTCCCTGAGAAGTGCTCTCGATGGTCTGCGGGGATACCTCGCTGAAGTAGAAGAAGAAGCCTCAGCGACGGGTTCATCTCGAGACGCCGTCTCGATCTTTTTCTCATGGAGAGTGTCGTCTGTCGCTCGTCTTCAGCAGCAAGGACCGATCACACCGCAGGGTGACAAGACGATTCGGGAAACCATCAGCGCCACATGGTCTGATCTGGATCTCGAATCCAACGAAGAACACATAAAAACCTTCTGGCTTGCAGTGGCTCAATCGCTCGGTATCAGCATCGAGAAGCAGCCTCATGCCGAAAGCGTACGTGAGGCCCAGGAGATGATTAACGGGGCTCTACAGCCTGCTGTGGAGGCTCTGGAGGGCTATCTGAAGAATGGGAAGCTGGAAAACTTCTCTATTCCCAGTGAGCTGGAGATGACGCCAAAGGCTCTTCACGCCATGCTGGATGTAGCCCGGATGAATGTGGCAACTCAAGAAGGTGGATTGGCCAGCTTCCGGTCAGCTCTGGCAATCGAGGCAGATGGTAAGACTGATGGTCCCATCAATGCGATGATCCACATGGCGACTGGTCGGTTCGACGAGAAGGAAATCGAACGTTTGGCTAAAGGGGGTCTGTTTTTTACCAGCCAGCCCATGTCTCTGAGCCAGTTCATGGCGGAAGAGCAGCGTGTCAAAAATGTGCCTGAAAAACACAAAGACCTCTACCAGATGGCGGCTGAAGTGTTTCACCGAGATCTTCTTCAAGCTGTCTCCAGCTCTGAGGATCTGAACCAAACGATGGCTGTCCTGGAGTTTTTGTCTCAGTTCCTCCCTGACTTCGAGATGCAGGTTGATCGGGATGATCAGAACCAGATCCAGGACATCAACTTTACGATCGAACGGAATATCACGAAGAACCCGTTAACGGTCTTTCTGTACGGCTCAGGCGCCAATGGTATTGCCGGCAAGATCTTCAAAGCTGCAATGAAAGATTTCTACAAGATGCTCAGCCAGATCGCAGCAGAGCAAAAAGCCGGCACATACAACGAAGCGAACCATGCTTCGAAGATTGCAGCCTTCCGAAATCTGTTTGGCCAGCAGTTTGCTGACGCTGTACTGAAAAACCCGAGCCAGTTTGAACTGAAGTCACAGGCAGAAGCACAGCTGACAGAGTTGGTGGAGAAAGAATTTGCAGAGCCGATGCTCAAGTCCATCGATGAAACAACTGGTGGACTGGCTCAAAATATGCAGCTCGTTCAGACAGCCTCTCAGGTGCAGGCTTACCTGTTCCAGAACAAGCTGGAAGCAGCCCTGAATGCTCGCCTCCAAGAGAAGCGTAAATCAGGCGAACTGTTGAAAACCGAAGAGCTTTCCGAACAAGACATGCAAGAGGTCTTTGAAGAGACTATGCGTGTTGCTCCCATCTATGGAACGTCGGTTCAGGAGTTCCACATTGCTGCTCAGAATCGTGCTCCAATAGATCGAACTGTTTCCCAGTCGTTAGATGGACGGTTCAGCTCTAAGCTGACAGTTCTGGGAGCTAAGGATCCTTCTGTGAAGGTCTCTCCCTACACGACGATCGGCACAGGTGACGGTCGCATGATGATCGAGATCTATGCTAATGCTGATGGCACTCTCGATACGTCTCTGGCTGTTTTTGACGGCGTGGAACTGGCTTCTCAGAATGCTGTCGCTGGATCCAGGCAGATCAACGAGAGCGTTTTCAAAGCATGGATGGCCAGTAATGTGTTCCAGTCCGTGCAGGAAGGTTTCTCCCAGATCCTGGGTGAGATTTCTTCCTCGGAGCTGGAGGCTTTGCCCGAGAAGGCGAGGATCTCTCTGTCCAAGGCTGTAGGCCGAACCCAGAAGCTGGAGAATGTTTCCAAATCTGATCTGACGGTGCTGAATAATCTGCTTCAAAAAGCAGCTCTTGAAAGCGAAGCTCGTAAGTATGCCATCTCTCAGATGGCTACTCAGACAGATCACATGGCTAGCGCAGAAGCACCTTATGCTAACGGCACCGAGGTGACGAGCACTGACAATCCTACGAGCTATAGTGAGATAGCTGAGAAGTTGAATCAGCTTGCTCGGGAGTACATGGAGCGTCGTCTCAAGGAGATAGAGACTGAGCGCCAAAAGCCTGTTGTTCAGGAACCAGACCCTGCTCTTCAGAAGTTCCTGGAGAAGCAAAGCGATGAGGTAGAGAACCACCCCAACGTAAAAAAGGTCCCTGCCCGTCGTCTGGTGACGTTCCTACGATCTGCAAAGAACATCTCCCGTGAGCAGCTGTCCTTGGTTCGGGGTGTGATGAGCAGCCCTGCCTTCAAAGACATCACGTTCTACTTCGGTGAAGAGCAGGCTCTTGCTGACATGCGAGATGACCTCTACTGGAAGATACCCAAGGCGCCGATCAAACTGGGTCTGTTCTCAGCCCATTATGGAGGCGTCGTACTGGCTACAAATGCAGCACCCGAAACAGTGCTGCACGAGATCCTGCACAGTCATACCTTTGAGACGTTGGTTGCCTACTACAACGATCCTACGAGCGTGCCTGAAGAAACCAGGGATGCTGTCAAGAGGATGGAGAGCCTACTCGAGACCACCATGAACATGGAGCTCGGGGCAGACCTCCCTGCCCTGCTTACGCTTCGTGGTGAGATACAGAGACTGTCGGGTAACCGTGCAGCTCAGATGAGTGAGTTCATCAGCTGGATGTTGACGAACCAGAATCTCATTGAGCTGGGTCAGGAGAAGCGTGTCTTTACTCCGATCAGCGATGTGATCCGCAAAGGTCTGGAAGTTCTCAAGAGACTGTTGGGAATTGAGGCTGGTCCAGGTCGAACACTGTTCTCGAACATTCGCTTCAATGCCGAAGTGATTGCTGCCACACCACTTCACATCGAAGAAGCAAAGCAGAACGCAGTTACGAATGAAGTTCTGAACCAGGTTTACCCTGATAATCCTCGACTAGCTCGGATCGAGAATCAGTTCATTCAAAGGATGGTTCAGTACCTCAACGCTGAACGTAAAGAAGCTGAAAATCGTCAGAGTAAGCGGGCTATGGATGAGTATCATCTGAAGGTCGCTACCCTGAAGAAGGAAGCTCATGACGCAGCAGAGCTGGCTAACTTTGCCGGCTATGGGATGAATCCTCGTCAGGCGTACGCTTTCGAAGCGATCCATGCTGCGATCCAGTCAGGGATGAAACTGGATCCATCTCTCTTCCGGCAGGTGAATGAGCTCTACACCCAGACCATCAAAAGCCTGAAGGCAGAAGACTTCCTGGGTGAAAACTACACTCAGACAGAGTATGCCGAGGCTGTTGATAAGGTTCGGTTCCTGGCTTCGACGGATGGGATTAGAACCAACAAAAACAACCAGTCTGATCTACTGGCGACGTTCATCGCTCTCGGGATGGTGAATGATGATCTGAGAGCAGCTCTGGCTAAGAAGAAAACACCCAAGGTTCTGGAGTTGGAGACAGGATCGATCGATGGATTTGTTTCCAGGATCGGTAAGATTGTTGTGGATCTTCTAACCCGTCTGTCTTTGCGTGGGGTACGGAACCAGCCCAACGTCAAGCAAGAGCTTGATGTTCTGGCCGATGCTTTGTCTGCGATCGAGAATGAACGAAGGTTCCTCTCGACTGCGAAGATCTTTGCCAAGATGGACGTAGTCAATGACTACGCCAGTGAGCAGCTATCCCGAGCCAGTAAGAAAGCGGTTAAGTTTGTCGACGATCAGAGCCAAAGGTTCACGAACCAGCGAGTAAAGAACGGGTTTGAGGCTGCTAAGTTCGTTGCAGCTTTGGGAGACAAGGATCTCAGCGCAGCTTATGGAGAAGGTCTGACGACCATTCTCAACGCCAGCCCGAACTACGATGCTGTGCGAGCACTGATCAGGGAGTTTCGGGGAGTCACGGATGCCAACCGTGCTCTGATGAGGCTTGTGAACCCTGTCCGAGCCATGATCGATGCTATTCGTCAGGACTCTCGTGAGAAGATGCCAAAAGAACTGGCTAAGCGTTTCAGCCGGAAGCTCACTAGAGAAGAGTGGAACCAGCTTTACGCGCTTGGAGAAGCTGACGTACTTGCTCTGGGTCAGCGTCGTGCTCTTGGCGCAATCAAGTCTCAGGCCACGGTACAGAAGCAGATTGCAGGGACCGAGGAAAGGATCCGTGTGCTCGGCCGTAAGACGGCTGATCTTTACATGGAGAAGGCAAATGCCCTGGCTCATTACATGGTCAAAAAGGAAGTAATCTCGAAAAACCTTCTGCCCAATGCTCATGCCATCGCCTACCTGTTCAACGAGAGCACCAAGCTTCCGCATCAAGTCACACCAAATCTCATCCAAGCAATTGATGAGCTGACGAGTTTGTATGCGTTTCAGAAGCTTGATCCTGATGTTCAGAACAAGATCTTCGAACTGATGGACAAAGAGCCTGATGGAATGAACTCTCTTGTAGCGGTGCTCAACACCACACGTCAGGCGGAGATTGAACGTCGAGATCGTCTGGGTCTCAACAAGGTTGCCCAGAACAATGGTTGGAAGGGTTTTATTCCGTCTGTTGTTCAGGAAGGTAGCCAGGTTGTGGTGCGAGACATCAAAGATGACGCCATCATGCTCGATCGTGGATATGTTCGTCTGGGTCGCTACTATGGGGACCAGGCTGAAGGCTACAAAGGAAAACGCTACTACTACCAGTCGACCGTCTCAGCGATGAACACGTTCCGTCAAGGGATTGCCCAGACGGTACATGAGACATTCTCTGGCGTAGATAGCCGAACTGGTCTGACCTACCATGGATCCACTGCTGGCATCGTTAGGGGTTCCAGAGTGGCTCGTCTGTCTCGTAGGAAGATATCTCCCAACGATAACAAGCTACCCCCTGGAGAGTACCTCATCCCTCGTTTTGACAAGAACGGTGACGTGCAGGCGTATGAACGTCCGATGGATCCCAAGATGCTAAAAGGCATCAAGCGAGACACTCACCTGGGTCGGATGCTGGGTGTCTGGGCTGGTCGTATCGTGGAAGAGACTGCGGCTGATGACTTCAACAAGCAACTGATCGAGACTCTGAAAGAGATTTACGATCGTGAGAAAGATAAGCCTGGTGCAGTCTTTGTGAACGTGGCTGATCCCAAGCAGGGAGATGCTGTCATCAAAGATGCCTGGGATACTCTGGGCTGGCAGATCAAGGCTCATGCTGCGGCTACCTTTGGACAGGCTAACTTTGTTCCTGTTCGTCGGGACATGGTAGACGATGCTATTGGTTTCCGGTCAGCTGGTGTGACTGACTTCTGGACTGGAACTTCACGTTGGTCTCCTGAGAACCAGAAAAGGTTCCGTCAGTTTGCTCGTCGGATGATCGGGAACAACGCCTTCAAGTACCTGGCGATCGGGGACCAAACCATCAATGATGCGGTCTCCTTTGCGAAGACAAACATCGTGGTGCGTTCTGTGGTGGTGGCTTATGGAAACTTGATCTCGAACGTTCTTCAGCTGATGAACAACGGAATTGGTTTCGTTGAGGCTCTCGGCGGAATGCGGGACAAGTTCGTTGAGCTGACTGAATATGTAAGAAACAAGGAAGAGATTAGCCGGCTTCAAATCGATCTGGCAGCCAACTTCAGCAATGTACCTGAGCAACGTAGGTTGGAAGCTCAGATCCAGGCATTGAATGACGCGAACTCGAAAATGTCGATCAAGCCGCTGATCGATGCTGGTGAGTTCAGCACCATCTCGGAAAACCTTACTGAGGCTGACGTGGCTATCCGTGAAGGTCGGTGGTCAGACCTGATGGAAAACGCAACAGACAGGCTTCCTGAGTGGAGCAGAGGCGTTGCTAAAAATCTCCTGATCACTAAGGACACGGCACTCTTCCAGGGTCTGAATCGCTTCGTTCAGTATGGAGATTTTGTAGCCAAGGCTGTGCTTTACGATCACATGACAAAGACCAAGAAGATGGAAAAGCAAGAAGCTCTCGATGAGATCTTCGAAGAGTTCGTGGCTTATAACCGTCTTCCTGGTAGAGGTAGAGATTTCGTGGAGAACCATGGATTGCTCTGGTTCTACAACTACAAGCTTCGCATCACGAAGATCATGATGAAGAACGTACGGGAACGTCCGCTGAACTCACTACTACTGATGGGGGTGGTTGGCCCTGCCTTGGATCAAGACACTCTTTGGAGCGGATCTTTGCCAGGGAATATTGCCGATGGAGATCTGGGATACAGCATCGGACCAGGCATGGGTTGGGACTCTATGAGCCTGAACCCATGGTGGAATCTTGTAAACTAAGAAAAGTCCTTTAAACTTAAAGCGTCAGGCAGCAGTTTTCCCAGGCAAGAAACCTGACTCAGCTAGGAGCTCTCTTAGATTTAGGGGAGCTTCTCTTGCTTTTAGGAGCCTTCTGTTGAGCATCCTTGAGACGCGCTCTGAGCTTCTTGCCGCCTGCGATGTTCCAGCCGTTCGCTTCTCTCCGGTCTGCCTTGATCCCGTAGAGAAGATGTTCACCTTTCCAGCTGTCGTCATTGTTCATTGGTCTCTATCCCGAAGTAAGAAAGAAAACTTTGGTCTAGCTTGTACGCCTCAATCTCGCAGGTGCATGGTTCAGCGTCACAGAACATGCCCAACTTATCGGTTCGGTTGAGGGGTCTGCCGCTCTTGTCGCAAGACAAGGTGACGTTGCCTTGGCCGTCATCTTTGAGAGAGTATCCTAGGGTCATTGTATCTCGACTCCGTAGTCAGCAGAAGCATCGGACCAAAGCACGATCTCCTTGATTGCATCGTTGAGATTGGCAGGAACCCAATCGTTATCCCGACCCCAATGCCGGCCGAGCTTGGTCGCTTCCTTTATGATCTCGTCGTCTGTCTTATAGAGAACGACATGGATCTGGGCTGTGAATGCTCGAGGTTGAGCCTTGGTCATGTCTTGGATCCAGTCATGTGCTGCGCTCCTCTTTGGTGTGGTTTGTTACGCTTCACCGTAAAAAGGGAATTTTACATGCTAGAGCGCAAATTTTGGTGAATTCCCCGTAGTCGATAAACAAGGAGATCTCGTTCTCCCCTGACGCTGTTTCCTGATCTTGCGGGTACATAAATGCCTATGGGCAGTCCCAACGCCGCATGTCAGACCAAGCTGGTTTTATCGGACACGCCACGATACGCGCCCTTAAGGAGGTTGGGACTTATTCAGTCAGGAATAAACTCATATTTCATCTCTCCGATGACATCCCCAGCGATGCTCTGGATGTGTGTCCAGCTCTCTGGCTCAGACTCGAAGAAATGGTTGGCTGCATTGTTGAGCACTCGAGCCAACTCGAAGCGAGTGCTTTGGTTTGGTTCGATGTGATCCAATCCAATAAGTATTTTCACTTCGATGGCGCCGGCACTCATGATTTGAGATCCTGAATCGCTAGTTCGAGCTGACGATGTAGTTCCCGGAGTTCATAAGTCTCATCGTTCCTACCTTGGTCGCTAAGCATGTTTATCTTTTCCGCAATCAGATTCAAGCGATGTACTGTTTTGATCATATCATCAAACTTGCTCATACTTAACCTGCTGTCCTCTGATCGAGGATGCGTTGAAGCTCCTCGAGTCTATCCGCTAAGCGCTGAATGAATGGTCCATGCGTGGTGTGTGCTGGGTGTCTGTTCCTGGCTATCTGGATCAACGTTTCCGTGGAGAGGTCATCCTTAAAGCGTTCCATGTCTTCTCGAGTGATCATGGACCTTACTCCTTGTTGGTGAACCAGAGCTCCCTGCCCCGCTGTTCGTGGCTGACCCAACCTTTCTGACGAAGGAACTGAGTAGCGTCCTGAACAGTGCCATAGGGCAGTTTGGTGTAGTGCATGATGTCGATGATCCTGGCTCCATCGAGATCCATGATAGCATTTTGCACTTCCGCAATGTGCATGGCTCTTTTGGGTCCCATCATTTTCTCCATGGGGGGTTATGGTCGTTGGTGTTGGACACCAGGAGATGGATGCAGATCAGGATCACTCCGAGCAGGATAACGTTCACAGTCAAAGCTGCTGCGAGGTTGAGAGCATTTGCCAGTACACCCAGAGCCACCAGGAAGAGGCCTAGTCCGAAGAGAAATTTCATGCTGCGTCTCCCTTGTCTTCTTCGGGCTGAATATACAGAGCCTTGTGAAGAACCTGCTTAGCAGCAGGCACATCCTCACCCTCGATGTATCGAATGGCTCGGGAGATGTAGGACCGGGTAAGCGTCAGAGCGGTCCGTACAGGGCTCACAGACGCCCGTTGGGTATCTTCGGGTGTCTGGGGTGCTGAAGTAGCTGATGCCGCCTCAGCGGGCTTCTCAGAGCCATTCAGAGGCACTCCATATGTCTCAGCCAGATCCGAGATGTTCTTCTGAAGGAGATCCACGACCAGTTGCCGCTGCTCGGGAGTGCTTTCGTAGGCATAGCCTGTGAGGTTTCCAAGGAGCTCGATAGATTTGGCAGCATTTGTATACCTGTTCTCAGCGAGACGAAGGAACTTCTGGTTCTTTGTTTCGGACATGGTTGGAATCCTTAAAGAGGTGCCGGGGAGAACCCCTGCCCCGGCTCAGGGCCAAGGTGCTCAGTCAGGACACCTTGGAGAAGATCGACGTTGCTTTCGGCTTCTCTTTATCTTCGGCCGGCTCGTCTTTCTTCGTTTCAGCAACAGGTTCGGGAGTTTCCTCGGTTTTCTCCTCGTCCTTTTCTTCGATGATGACAGGCTTGTCCTTCTTGGGAGCCAAAGGTGCCGGTGCTTCTTCAGCGGTCGGCATCGAACGAGCGGCAGGACGCTTTTTAGCATCGCGGATATCGAGCGTTGCACTGAAACCGTTATCACCACGGCCTGCTTTGAGGTCGATGTCGATCTCTTGATCGGAGCGGATGTTGATCTGCTTACGAACGAAGCTGTCGATCGCATCGATGATTTCGTTGTGGTTCAGAGTGATCTGCATGGGTGTGTCTTTCTTTACTGCGGTTTGGTGTGAGGTTCTTTGGGGTGCTCTTCGTAATACTTGCGGAGTACCTTGCGAAAGACCTCGTCGAGAATGTCTTCGATGTCGTCAAACTCGTCCTGAGTTGGTCCAGGAGAGTTTTTCGAATCCGAAGAGAGCGAGGAGGGCAGCTTCAGCTCTGCCGTCGTCTTTGACGCGGGCGAACTGTTTTGAGTATTGGGGAAAGCGTTGTGATGCGAGTCCACGGCTAGTTCCCTTGTTTGAGGTGAGGCCAAAATGTTTCTTCCAGGACTGTGGGGTGATTAACTGGTAAGGCAACTGGTGTGCTACCACAGCCATTTGGATCGCACCGAAGCATTCTCCAAATCTGAAGGTAGAAGAAACCCCTTGTCTGGGCATGGCTGACACTTTTTCGATCACAACGCCTATGTCCTGACGTCCTTGGGGATCCAGGAAACGGTGTAGCTCTGCCATGTCCAACATGACCTTTCCTTTGGGGGAAGGAACAGTTGGCATGTCTTGAACAACAAGCGAGCCAGTCTGGGTATCCAGACCGGCGATCGCTCCAGTGTAGCCAGGATCAATCCCAATGATGATCATTTGCCAAAGAGGCTTTTGCGTTGGCCACCGATAGCAGCAGGAGTGCCGGAACCAGAGGAACCGCCCATGGAGCTAACTCCCTTGGCACGGTTACGGTCTTTGCCCTCATTCCTCTTGATCCAAGCGTCTGCGAACTCACCGGGATCCACTTCTCGCAGATACTCGTTGACGGTGCGGCTGGTCTCGGGGTGGAGGACCTTGTCGATCTCGTTCGAGACACGGGTCTCTCCAGTTTCGGCATAGCTACCGTCCTGCTGACGAGCCCGCTTGTCATCGATGCAGCGCAGGATGGCGAGCTTCACTTTCTGGCCGATGAGACCAGTCAGAACCGGAACTTCCGTAGGAAGCTCTTTGCGCTCATCGAAGTTGTAGAGCTTGATGGTCTTGGTTTCGGTCTCTTGCTCGGTGAGAGGGGCTTCCGTGGCAAACAGGCACAGATCATTGATCGTGCTGTAACCGGGAAGGTAGACCTGTTTACCGCTATTTTTGTCGACGAAGAAGGGTTCACCATTGCGGTTGGTGATGTAGATCGTCTCCCGGTATTCCTTGCCATCGATCTGGGCATGGACGGTGACGTTCTGAGCATCGCTGTTCTGAGCTTTGCCGGCATAGGCCAGGGTGATCTCAGCATCATAGATGCCACTGGGGAGGGGTTCGTAGCCACCGACAACCCGGTCTTCTTGGGTCTCGGCGTCAGCAGCCTGGAGTTTTTCAAAGAGCTTACCCATGAAGGTGTGCCTTTCTTTGGTTGGATGTGGTGTGGTTAAGAACCGTAGTAGGTTCGGAGATGGTCGAGCAGGAGCTGGGCATCGTTGTCCATGAAGGTCTGATCTTTTGTGAACATGCCCATTGGGGAACGAATACGTTCACCCACTGTCGACTTGGTTAACTGGGTCTGGAAGACATGTTTGTAGCCCAGCATTTCATCTTGCTCAGTGATGTTCAGGAGATCCGAGTGGTAGGACTCCAAATCCTTGAGCGAGATTTTCTTGGTAGCAACGACAGTCGAGAAGTAGGCTTCGACTCCGTTGTTCTTCAGCGCACCCTTGATGGGAACGGAAGTTCTCATTTCCATGGCTTTCTCATCGAGGTCCTGACGAGTGTGAGCTAGGAAAATCACCGACTTTTCAGAGCCAGCCACATGCTCTTGCATGAGCTTCTTGAAGAACTGATTGTAGTCACCCCATGCCTTCATGGTGTTGGAGGCATTGTTGACGTAGACGGACTCAAACATATCCATCAGGAAGGTCAGGGTGTCGACGATGATACCATCGATTTGGTCGTAGAAAGCGCCGTTAGGAGTCGTCTCCTGGAACGCTTCGTAGATCTGGTAAGGATCTGTGATCGTATGGCTGTTGAACTTATTCCTGAAGGGTAGGTGCTTACCAACCTCACAGTTCAGGTAAAGCCAACGATCCTGGTTACGAATGTTCATCAGGCTGGCGGATTTACCTGATGCGCTTTCTCCTGCGATTAGCAGGAGTTGTTTGTTGAAGTCGCTCATACGTCCCTCAAGAGTTGATGGGTTCAGAAAAAGGGTGGGGGAGGTGCTCCGTGAGTGGGTGCAGGGTCGAACAACCTCCCCCAGCAGGGGAATCAACGAGTACCGGGCTACACGGACTCACCCTGCATACGTCGAGCCACGGTGACCAAGACGGTCTTGTGCAGCTCATCTTCAGGCAAGCTGTTCGACATCTTTGCGTTGAAAGCGATCAGCTTGTTCTCGATTTCCCTGTAAGGGAAACCAGCATCCACGAGAGCAAGAGCATACTTGATCATGTGGTTGTTTCGGTTTCCTTCAGCGAAGCGCTGAGCGAACCAACGTTCCAGACTGTCCAAGGAACCAAGCTCAGAGACTTTCTTCTGATGCTTTTCGTTCATGGACGTCTTGGGAACGAACGGCAAGATGTCGAGAAGATTGAGATCTTTCTCATCAAGCCGGTTGTAGTGATAGGTTCCCCCGTCGAAGGAAGCCCACTTGCGAGACCGTTGGTTTGCAGCCTCATCGACTTTGAACGGAAGCCACTCGCAGAGGTTCTTGTAGAACTCCCGGTAGTCGTTCTTGTCAAGTTTCAGGTGGTAGTTGGTGGGTAGGATCAGGCGGAACCTGTTCTGCTCCGGGGTATGACGCTTCGTGGTGTAGGTCATGAACGTGAAGTCTTCGAGGAGATCGTGAGCAGCTTGCAGAGAGATGCTGTCATCGATGTCGAGGACCACGAGATTGAAGCCAGGGATGGCTGTCTCTTCGGTTCTGTGACCATCTTTGTAAGCATGGCTGGCCCAGTGCATGTCTGTATGCTGGGTCAAGACATGGAGATCTTTGAAGGGGACTCTCTCAGCTTGGTAGTGATAGGCCCAGTCATCGGAGTAGGACACCAGAACCTGATCGATATCAGTCTCTTCGAGAGTCTCTCCGGAGAAGAACTCTATGCCTTCCACGTAGGTCTTTTTGATCATGATGTGGTTGGTGTAACCCCAGGCAGTTGCCAGGGTCATCAGGTCTTGCCGGTCTCTCTGTGAGCCCTTGTAGAAGCCCAGCTTAGAGTCGAGATCGGCATGGGTCAGTTCCCGGTTCTCGTTAGCAATGAACCGAGCCAGCTTCATGTAAGGTTCTTCGCGGTTCATCAGGGAACCAAATGCTTCACCGGATTCCTCGACCAGCTTGATGGCAGCCATGAGCTGATCCATCGTCATTGTCAGGGACTCTTCAACGAAAGCAAAAGTTCCGGCTACCTTGAGAGCCTTGTAGTAACGGTGCTCGAGCTCAGCTTTCCTGATGTCGTCATGCTCAGGGATTGTCCGAGCCTGCTGGTTGCAATGCTGCTGATACTCAATGAGACGGATGGCTACATCGTCAGGAACTTCGACAGTCCAGTCCATCTTGGTGACGTCAGCCAGAGAAGCGAAGTGCTGTTTCCATGCAGCGATGGCATGGTGGTTCCCTGGATCAATACGACGCTGATAGATCTCAGCAGGAGTGAGGTTGAGATCCATGGCAGTCTTGGGATCCCCTTCGCAGAAGAGGCATCGACGAGCATACCCTGTCTCCAGCATGGACATGAACTTGCGTTCAGTGGATCCAGCATCCATGAGTTTTACAGGGGTGCCGAAGAGTAGCATGTTGGCAGGAGTCTTACCTTCGATCTCCTTGTTACGACGGTTGTCGTTGGAGTTCTTGGTAAGCTTGGACTTGATTAGGCCTTGGTCGTAAAGCTCGAGGTAGGTGTTCAGAGCCTCGTTGGACTTGTCGAGGTTGGATCCGATCTCATCGACCTGGAAGTTGATGGAACCACAGCCGGCCAAAAGAAGTAGCTGACGGATCTGTTTAATCGCTGGTTCCGAGGCGCCGTCAAAGACAAAC